TGTTTATCTAACTCTGCAACGGATTCTGTCAATTCAGTTTCTTCTTTAAATGTTTTAAAGTGTGTTTGTTTTAATTGAACAGATCCACCTTCGTGATCAACGGTATAGGTTTTTGGAGCACCTTTAAACGCACCAGCACGGATCTCTCCGATACTGCCAGTTTTACCAACTACGTCTTTTGGTCCTCTAACAATTTTTACTGTGTCACCGATTTTATGTTCTTCGATTTCTGCTATAACACCACCAACTTTATCAGTACCGTTTGGTTGTTTAACACCCTCATCAAGATCTTTTACCATGTTCATATAGGACTTAACTAAGTTTTTGCGAGAAGATGGAGTTTGTTTTTTATACAATCCAGTTTCTTTACTATCACGTTCTTTTGCTGCTGCGATTTTCTTCAAATCGTCTACAGTTTTTACTTTTCTATGTGGGTTGTAAGAATCACCTTTACGATCTGTTCTGTCTGAATTGGGAAGATCAAATGTTGGTGCACGACCTTCTTCAACTTTCTGTGCTTTTGCTGGAACTAACTTCTCGTCATAAGCAATGTCTGCTTCTTTAGCAGTAGCAAGCATCTTGTGAAGAACTTCAATGTACTCTGGACGCATTGGTTTGCTACGAATTTTACGCAGTGCGTTGTTAATTAGCATCTCTGGATTGGATGACTTTTCAACATCAACTAGTCCAAGAGCACTAGCAATAACTCTTGCAACTTTAATTTTATCAGCACCAGTAAATTTCATTTCCGTAAGTCCCTCTAATAGAGTAAATTCTTTTTCTGTTTGTGCGACATCTTGTAACCATTTGCTAACAAGATTGCCACTTTCGTCTAATAATAGAAGATGGTTCGAACCACGCTTCTGAATCTTATATACAACTCCTGCAGATTCAACAATATCTTCTACATTAAATATGTTACCTGCATGATATTCTTCTCTTATATTGTCTTTCTTTAATTCTACTTTTTCACGAATGTTTTCGAAACCCATACCGTCACGGATTTCGTTCATAAGACGTTTAGCGTCTACTGTAGTTAGGGTAGATGGAAGTCCACGTTTAAAGGAATCAAAATCACCTTTCTTTGCAGCATCACGCATCTTTGTACCAGACATACCAGAAGCACCGTCTGCGTCAGGATCTCGTTCACCTGCCGATATTACTTCGATTGTATCGTAGTGATAGTCTTTGCCGTTGTATTTTTCTAATAGTTTTCTGTACTCAGGAACACGATCTGAACCAGCAACCATCACTAGGTTCTTGTATTTCTTATTTAACTCTTTTGCTACTTCCATGAATGTGCGAATGTGCTCATCTGCACCAATAAAATTGGAACCTGGAAACATGCGTTTGAGATAGTAGACTTTACGATCTACCGAAAGAGGGTTGGACTTTTTGTCCTGTGATCTGGAAGCATAAATGACATGGTCAGCACCCTGCTTTTGAGCAATATGCTTAACTGCGGTAACTAGGAGACCGTGACCAATTGTAGGAGGTTGAAATCTACCAAATGTAAATACAACCTTTTTCGCTGGTAATTCCTTTACCAGTTGTTTAAAATGCTTCATTCAGATCCATCTATAAAGTAATGACTTATTATTTAGTCAAATAAAACTTTTGATTAGCAATTCCACTTTCTTAATGCTAATGCTTTACGAGTGGGTTCACCATTCGGTTTCTTCATTGGACCTTCCATACCACCCATACGAGCACAGAAAGACTTGCGTCGATTTGCTGCTTTGCTGCCTGCTTTTAACTTGGATGGTGCAGTAGTAACTGGTGCTTGTAGATTAGCACCCTTAGCATTGTATGCGTCACGACCCTTTTGAGTCAATCCACCTGTGGAAGATTTATGTCCTTTAGCATCAACTGCATATTCTAGTAAATCTTCATCAGAAACACTTTCCAAGGTTTCCCAAAGACTTTCTGACTTGATATTGTAATTCAGAGCAAGTTCTTCGACACATGCTTCAATTAGGTCAAACTGTGCTTCGA